CTAAAACTTTTTAACAACAATAAGTGATGGCTCAAAGTACACTAGATATTCATCTATTTCCATGTAGATACCATATTTTTGTTTATAATGCTGTATAGCTTTTTCTAAAAATTCTTCTGTAATATTTAGGTGTTCAGCCATTTCATGTTTGGTTCTAATACCTAAATTAAATGCATTAATTATATCTATAATTCCTACAAGCTTTTCATATCCCCAATTTCTAGCTGTAAGCTCCTGTTTTCTATTTTTAATTTTAGTTTGGTCAGTAATATCACCTACAGTTAAATAATAGTGACCAAGCTCTTCTGCTAATATACAACATTTTTCTTTATCTGTTTTTAAATTTTTATTAATAGCTATTCTATTAGTTCTGCATAAACCATCTTTGGATCTTAATTCAATTTCTTTAACTTTTATGTCATTCTCATATGCTTCTTGAAGCAAAGTATCATATTTCATAAAATCACCATGCATTAATCCCAAAACTTATCATTTTTCATAATATCTAAATCATGCTGCATATCTTCATCCGGAAAAATACCATCTTTATCATGTGCTGCCAATGGAGTCAGATAATCTTCTTTAGTTGCAGATATTTCATTTTTGTTTCTAGATATCCAATTAGGCAATGCATCAACCCAATCAGTCAGAGATTTTATTTTTTGCTCTAATTCTTGTTTGAAAAATAATTCCATAATTTTTTCATCTGATAATCTGTCCTTGTAGATAGTTTTATAATCTCCTTTTGAATTTTTCCAATGAATTGTTGCATATACATAGGACTCTATCAAATCTTTATACCTAAGCAATAAATCACTAAAATGTTCCCTTAATATGATAGTGTCATTTTCGCTTAAAAGTTTATCTTCACTCCACTTCATTACACCTTGAAAATATATATTTGATAGATAAGTTACTTGTTCATATTCTGCACTATGCATTTCCTTAATATTGACTTCTCCTATAATCCACATTGGATTTACTTGAAGAGCTTTGGCAATAGATTCAATTACTGGTATTTTAATATCCTTTATATTCCCAGTCTCGTATCTTTGAATAGTAGATTTATGAACTTTAACTTTATCGGCTATATATTGAATAGTTAGACCTAATTCCTCTCTTCTTTCTTTAATTCTTTTACCTATTTCAATATTGTTTATCATTTTTAATCACCTCTGTAAAAAATAATAACACAATTATTTGCGTTATGCAACTTATAAAAAGGAATTGTATAAAAAAAGTTGTATAATGCTATTGACATTAAAATAAATTTAATGTATATTAGGTATTATAAAGTTGCATAACGCGACAAAATATACGTATAAGGAGGTAGAAACATGGTAAATACATTAAAATTAAAAGCAAGAATAATGGAGCTTGGATTAACTCAAAAAGATATAGCAGAAAAATTAAATCTTGCAGCGCCAACCGTTAGTCAAAAGATTAATAACATTAGAGCCATGAGCTTAGAAGAAGCATTCACATTATCTAAAATATTAAAAATTGACATCTCAGAATTCGACAAATATTTTTTTTGTAATGGTGTTGCATAATGCAACAAAGTTATTTGAAATGAAGGTGAATTTATGAATAAAATAACAATGTTTGAAGGTCAGGAGGTAAAAGTAAAAACTGACAAAGGAGTAACACTTATTAATTTAGTGTGTACCGCTAAAAGTTGTGGGCTTATTGGAGTTTCCACCAAGGTTGGTGGAAAGTATGAATTTGTAAGATGGGACAGAATTAAAGAGAAACTTAAACTTATTGGTAAAAATTGTGTGGACAAACCTTCGTCCAAGGAAATTTATTACATCTTAGATGAGATTGAAAACACAGATGATAGGAACACAATTTATATGAGTAGCTGGTTAAGTAAAAGATTAGCCTTAGAATGTCATAGCGATAAAGCAATGAGGTATAAGAACTTTTTAGTGACATTAGATGAAGCTAGAGAGAATGGACAACTACGAATGAATAATGGAGTACTGCAAGTTTTATCTACATCGCTACCAACATTAAATCAAATACTAACAAATTTAGTACCAGCAATGAATAACATAGAAAATCAAGTTAATAGCATGAGTAAGTTAATGTATGACCAATCAGTTATTTACGACCAAGATAGAGAAGATTTAAAGTCATTAATAGGCTTTAGGGCAGTTAATACTAAAAGACTTTCTGACAAGCTTAAAGAGGAACTAAGCGAAAAATTAGGCATTACGGTGACTGCAAATACTAATGCTTATAGAAAAGCCAAAGGTAAAATTTTTAAAGAGTTTGGAGTTGTTAAGTGGGAAGACATACCCGCAAGTAAATACAATGCGGTACATGCTTTTATTGAGGAAGTTGTAGAGGAAATAATATAGGTGATGAAAATGAGTAGTTTTTATAGAGTTGATGACGTGAGAGAAATTTTAGGTATCTCTGAATCTAAAGCTTATAAGATTATACAACAGTTAAATAAGGAGTTAAAAGAAAAAGGATATATAACAATAGCAGGGAGAGTTCCAATTAAGTATTTTAAAGAGAAATATTACTGTTAACTTAAAATTAAAGTTTGCTTATTAGGAAATAAGTATAAAAGTTCATGGATTACCAATACTAACCTAATAATAAAAACTAGGAGGTATTGAAAGTATGAAAAAGAACAAGCAAAAAATAACTGTAAGGATAACCAATAAGAGTGGCAGAGATATAAGTAAGGTTTACACAGAAGTAATTGCTAGGTTGTACATGGAAGGAAAGTTAAAAATATAGGAGGGATAATTTGAAGCATCCAAAGAGATTGACCCTTAAAGAAAAACAATTGTTATATGGACAAGGATATGATCCTAACAACTATTTAAGAATAAAAAGTTTAGCAGATAAAATCCAGGTTATAAATATTGAAACTGAACAAATAATAGAAGTTTGGAGGTAGCCATGGAAGAGTTAAGAGAAAAGCTTTATGTATCTGTAGAGAAGTATAGAGATTTAACAAATGAAAAGGTTCTGCAGGTAAGCCAAGAGTTGGACAAGCTGATAGTAGAGGAGATGAAAGACAGTGTCAAAATGCTTTAGAAGAGGTCTTAAATATGTATTTAGTGAAAAGAAATTTAAAAAGGATATGGGGTTTAAAAGTGATTTTTTAAAATATTGCAATGGTCAGATGGAGACATAAAAGACATAAAGAAATTTAGGCAAGAAGGACTTAATTGCAGCGAGATAGCAGAAATATATTTTACAAAGAAACAAGCTATTTATGCAGCTTTAAGAAAAAAATAAAAAGAGCTGCCGAAGCAGCCAAATAAAAAATTAAGAAAAAATTCGTTAACTAAATTTTAAATGAGATTGGAGGATTTGTAAAGATGGATAAAAAGACAATTGAATATATGGAACGTAGGGTTAAAAGATATAGGGAGTTAGAGGGTGAGGTTAGAGAAGCTCAAAAGCTAACTGAAAAATTAGAGGGAGTTAAGGATGATAGGTCTTTAATAATTTACATTGATGGTAAACAATTTGCTTTAACGCCAAGAATGATTAAAGCAGTTAAGAACACTATGGGAAATGAATATAACTTAGTGGTATTGGAAAGCGAAAAGGAAATGGAGGATTTGTAAAGATGCCAGAGTTTTATGGATATACCTTTTAAAAATGCTGAAAATGCTATGACATGGCTTAGAACTCAGAGTAAATCGCCTTTTTGGAAGAGAGTAATATTAACTGATACTGATGATTTTTGTGTTGCAGAGATAATAGATCATAAAGCTATATTTCCTCCAGAGCTAGTTAAGACTCAGGAGGAAGGAAGATTTTAATAAGAGCGGAGGAACCGTAAAGATGAAACAAGCAATAATTGGTTATATAAATGCAATGATAAACGAACATATTAGAGCTGATAAAAGAGCAAAAACGATAACTGACAGTGATACGACAAAGATACTTAATAAGAGAGTGATATTGAGTCTAGAAGATTTACTTGACTATGTGGCAGATATTCCAGAAGTGAAATCACCTGTAACAGTTGTTTTAAATGAAGGAAATTGCAAGTGTGAAATATATAAACAAGTGTTAGGAGAAGTATTATCTAATCTTAGGTCAATAGATAGTCCTAATCCAGCGGATAGTTATATTGATGAATCAATAGAAATAATAAAAAAAGTTATGGAGGAAACAAAGTGAAATGAAAAGCAGTGAGCTATATATAAAGCTTCATGAAAGAGATATTTTGACCTTGAAAATAATTAATGTACAACTCCAAAAACGTATTGATAAGAATAATAAAAAGATAGAGCAATTAAGAAAATACAATAGAGAGTTAAAGGGGAGAAAATAATGGTAAATTCAATATTTTTAAAAAGCTTAAGCCTTAAAAATTTTAAGGGCATAAAAGAGCAGAATATAAATTTTGGTAAGGTAACAAATGTATTTGGAGAAAATGGAACAGGGAAGACTACTATTCAGGATTCATTTACTTTTCTTTTATTTGATAAAGATTCTAAAGATAGCACTAAGTTTGATGTACAACCATTGGATAAAGATAATAATCCAATTCATAACTTAGAGACAGTTATAGAAGCAACATTAGATATAGATGGTAAGGAAGCAGTTTTAAAAAGAGTATATAAAGAAAAATATAGTAAGGTAAGAGGTACTGCTAAATTAGATTTTAAAGGATATGAGAGCCAGTATTATGCTAATGAAGTACCCAATAAGGTAAATGAGTATAAAGCATTTATAAGTGAATTATTAGATGAAAAGCTATTTAAATTAATAACTAACCCTCAATACTTTGCAAACCTTCCATGGAAGGAAAGGAGAGCCATTATAACAGAGATTGTTGGGGATATGGATTGCAATAGTGTAATTGATTCTAAAAAGGACTTAGAGCCATTAAGGAAGCACCTAACGGATAATACAGTTGATGATTTTGTAAAAGCTAATAAATCAAAGATAAATAAATTAAAAAAAGATAGAGACCAAATACCTTCAAGAATAGACGAGGTAAGCAATAGTATTCAGGAACTTGACTTTGATGGATTAGATATACAAAGAAGAGGAGTAACTGCAGGTATTAAAAACATAGATGAACAACTCCAGGATAAAAGTAAAGCCAATGAAGGGCTATTTAAATTAAAGACAGCTTTACTGGAAAAAAGACAAGAGTTAACAGAGGTTGAATATAAATTTAAGGCAAATGCAAATAAGCCAAAAATGGAGCTTGAAGGAAGTATTAGAAGTACAGAAACTAATATAAGACATTTAAAGATGACCATAGATGAACTTCAGGAAGAAATAAAAAGGAATCAGGAATATACAGAAAATGCACTTTTGAAAAGAAAAGATTTATTAAAGGCATATAACGAGATTAAAAATTCTAAATTTGAGTTTAATGATTCAACTTGTATATGTCCAACTTGTAAAAGAAAATTTGAAGCAAGTGATATTGAAGCTAAAAGAAAAGAGCTAGAAGGGAATTTTAACTCCAATAAAGCTGAAAAATCAAAGGAGAATATATCAGAAGGTAAAGCTATTGCGGTTAAGATAGAAGAATTAAAAAATAAAAATGAGAGCTTAAATAAGAAAATAGAAGATGAAAAAAATATGTTAGAGGCAGCTCAAAAATCATTGGAAGCACTTCAAGATAAGCTAAATAATTTTAAAACAGATATAGAAGAACCAGAAGAAATTAAATATATAAAACAAGAAATTTATAATCTTGAAAGCCAAATTCAGTCCTATAAGAAAGAAGATGTTACACAATTAAATAATAAAAAGGAAGAATTACAAGAGCAACTAAGAGAATTGGACAAGCAATTAGCATTTAAAGAAGCAAATGAAAAGGCTAAGGACAGAATTAAGGAACTTGAAGAAGAAGAAACAAAATTGAGTGAAAAAATAGCTGAATTAGAAGGTTTAGAAATATTAAGTGAAGAGTTTATAAGAACTAAAGTTGAGTTATTAGAAGAGAAGGTAAATTCAAAATTCAAATATGTAAAATTTAAAATGTTTAAAAATCAAATTAATGGCGGTTTAGAAGAAACCTGCGAACCTTGTATAAACGGGGTACCATACAGCAGTAACTTAAATAGTGCTGCCAAAATTAATGCAGGATTGGACATAATTAATACACTATGTAGCCATTATGGAGTACAAGCTCCAATATTCATAGATAACCGTGAAAGTATAAATGAAATTATTCCAGTAGAAAGTCAAGTTATTAATTTGATAGTAAGTAAAGATAAAGAATTGAAAGTGGAGGTAATTTAGTATGGGTCAATTAGCAAAAGTAGAAAATGTAAAATCAATTTTAGAGAGTGGAAAAGGAGTTCAAATAAAAGAAAGGCTAAATGAAATTTTAGGCAAAAAAACACCTGGATTCATAAGCTCAATGATAAATGTTTCAAATAGCCCTGCATTAAAAGAATGTGAGCCAATGACAGTTATTAGTTCTGCAGTTGTTGCAGCTACATTAGATTTACCAATAGACCCCAACATAGGGTTTGCTTATGTAGTGCCTTATAATTGTAAAGATAAAAAAAGTGGGAAGTGGATTAAGAAAGCACAGTTTCAACTTGGTTACAGAGGGTATGTTCAATTAGCTTTAAGGACTTCACAATATAAAAATATAAATGTAGTTGAAGTATACAAAGGACAATTAAAATCATGGAATCCACTTACAGAAGAACTAGAATTTAATTTTGAAAATAAAGAAAGTGAAGATGTTATAGGTTATGCTGGATTTTTTAGACTTACAAATGGATTTGAAAAAGTTGTTTATTGGAGAAAAGAAGATGTATTAAGCCATGCTAAAAAATATTCAAAAACCTTTAGTAGTGGCCCTTGGAAGGATGATTTTGATTCTATGGCCAAGAAAACTGTACTTAAAGATATGATAAAAAAATGGGGTATCTTAAGTATAGAAATGCAAACAGGAATTAAAGCAGATCAAGCAGTAATAAAAGAAGGAATTGTAAATAAAAATAGTGGATTAGATGAAAATATTGATTATGTAGACAACCCCCAAAATGCAAAAGATGTTGATTTTGAGGAGATAAAAGAAGAGATAAAAGAAGAAGCCAATAAGGAAAGTATTGATATTGAGGAAAATGAACCCAAACAAGACAAGGCTCCAGTTGTTGAAGCTGAGATAGTTGAATCAAAAGATGATGAAGAGGAGACTCCATACTAATGATTAAGGTATTAGCAAGTGGATCCAAAGGTAATTGTTACATAATTCAAACGGGAGAAGAAAAACTCCTGCTTGAGTGTGGCATAGGATATAAAGAAATATTGAAAGGCTTAAATTATAGCATTAAAGGGGTTGTTGGGTGTTTGATAACTCATGTGCACAATGACCATTGTAAAAGTTTTAAAAAAGTATTTGAGGGTTTTCCTAAAGTATGTGCTCCGTTAGAAGTACTGGAGAAATTCAAGTGTAAAGACCTCCATAAAAGTGTTTTGATGCAAAATTTAGATAAAGTTAAGCTAGGAGAATTTACAATAATGCCATTTAAGGCAGAACATACAAATTCAGATGCAACAGAATGTGAGTGTTTAGGTTATTTAATACATCATCCTAAACTAGGAAAAATAGTGTTTGCAACGGACACATATTACTTGAAATATAAATTCAAGAATGTGGACCATATATTAATTGAGTGCAACTACTCAGAAAAGTATATGGAAGACCTAGAATTATACCAAGCGAGAACATTTAAATCTCACATGAGTTTAGAAACATTGAAAGAGACTTTAAAAACTTGGGATTTATCAAAAACTAAGACAATAACATTAATTCACTTGTCAGAGAATAATGGAAATCCAGAAGGGTTTAAAAAAGAGATAGAAGCTTTAACTGGTATACCAACGTATGTTGCAGTACCTGGATTAGAAATAAGTTAGGAGAGTAGAGAAAATGAAAGATATTTTTGAGGTTAAAGAAAGAATAATTAATCTTTTGAAAAGCACTGAAAGAGAGGGGATAGATAAAGTTATTAAATACCTGGAGGAAACCGATTTCTTTGTAGCTCCAGCAAGTACAAAATACCACGGAAACTATGAAGGAGGATTGGCAGAACATAGCTTAAATGTATGCATTTTATTGGAAAAAAAGAATAGACAATTTGATTTAGGGCTTGCGCCAGATACTATAGCGATAACAGCATTACTTCATGATATATGTAAAGTTAATTTATATCATAAGTGCACTAAGAATAGAAAGAATGAGAAAACTCAAAAATGGGAGAGTTATCAAGGATATGGATTTGAAGATACTTTTCCAGTAGGGCATGGTGAAAAATCCATTATAAAATTACAACAATTTATAAGGCTATCTAAAGATGAAAATCTAATGATTAGATGGCACATGGGAGCGGCTAATGAGAATTGGGCCAATATGAATGCAATGAGTGCTTCATTTAATATGTGTAGAGGAGCCTTAGCTTTACATACTGCAGATATGGAAGCAAGCTATTTATTAGAAGAACATTTTGAACCTGGTGAAGACAGAAACCAAATGAAGATTAAAGGAGTGTAATGCATGAATAAAATACAACTTGTTGGAAGACTAACTAAGGATCCAGAATTAGCTTTTGCTTCAGGAACGGGTACCGCAGTAACAAAATTTATATTAGCAGTAAATAGACCACAGTTTGACAAGTCCAAGCCACAGGAGGCAGATTTTATTCCATGTGTATGCTTTGGGAAGAGAGCTGAAGCAATAGCAAATTATGTTTTTAAAGGACACAGATTTGGGCTTAGTGGAAGGCTTCAAATAAATAAATATGTAGATAAAGAAGGTCAAAACAGATGGAGTACTGATGTTGTTGTCGAAGATTTTGAATTTATGCAAGATAAAGGTGCAACAAATAATTCTGGTACTCAAAATAAAACTGATGATTCATATATAAATGAAGATGCAACCCTTATAGATGATGATGGAGATATTCCATTCTAAAAAAATAAAATAATAAAGCTTATTTTGCCCTTAAAATTTATATAGAAAAAATAAAGCTATATATTGTACAGGTTTTAAGGGCGTTTTTTAAAGGGGTGATAACAATAAAGAATAAAATTAGGTATTATGCAAATGGATTTACTTATAAACTAGAGCAAGAGAATGACAATTGGTGGTCTATATATAAATATAATGATGATACAGGCGAATATTATCCGCAACTACAGGCCAAGGACTTAAAACATGCTCAGAGTTGGTGCGATTTGCATGAAAGGGTACCAGTAGCTATAAATAGATTATGCTAATTTAGTCAACAATTTAAATATTGGAGGTATGTAATGAGTTTAAAATGCGTATGCGAAAGTATATTAGGAGTAATAGAATACTCCGATTTATCTACCACTAAAATCAAAACAATAAAAAAGCTTTGTAATAAAAATATTCCAAAAGAAATTAAATTTGATGAAAATGATTTAAATATATGTCCCTTGTGTAGAATGCATGTAAGAACAGATGATAAATATTGTTGGAATTGTGGTCAAAGAATTAAATGGGATAAAGACACAATTTGAAATTAATGTGAAGGTAGAAGGAGGTAATTTGAAATGTTAAGTAGATATGATTATAACGAGCTTATGGGGATACCTAATCATCCTCCATGTGATTGTTGTGGTAAAGAAAATGGAGGAATTTGTAGTGGCTCATTTATCGGAAATTATAAGGTTTGTAGTGATATATGTTACAAAAGGCTAAGAATGAGAATAGATAATGGACTAGTACCTCGTAATAAAGAAAACCAAAATACGGAAGAGTTAATGAGAATTAGAATTAAACAGCTTGAGCATAAATTAAAATCTGTTGGAATAAAGGCTAAGAAAACTTCAATTTGATAGTACGCATTTCAAAGATATTGTAATTATAAGAGGTGATTTAAATGAGAATGCCAATACTGGAACAACCTAAATTTCTTGATTTAGAATTTTGGAGATGTAAGTTGCAAGAGGAAACTAAAGAGGTATTACTAGCAAAGGATATTGATAATTTATTAGAAGAGTATTTAGATGTAATTCAAGTGTGTGTAGGAGCACTCGAACATTTAAAAAATGAATTTGATATTGATATTTCTAAGGAATTAAATAAACATGAGGAAAAGTTAAATAATAGAGGATGGGAAACTAAAGAAGTGTTAGAAATCAAGTTTATAGATGAGAACATAAATGATCATATATGTTGTGGTAAACCACCCTTTTAATGAAATGATTCAAAGAAAAAAATAGGAGGGCAAAAATGTATTATAAATTTACAGATACAGAAATAAGGAAACTTATGAAGGAAAATTTTATGATTATATATGATACAAGGGAACAGCAGAACAAGCATGTGTTAGAGTATTTTGATAGTAAAAAAGTACCTTACAAGAGAAGGAAAATTGATGAAGGAGATTATACTGCAATAATAACTAAAAGGGCAGATATGGGAATATACAGAGATATATATTTCCCAGTAGCGATTGAAAGAAAGAATAGCGTTGATGAACTTGCGGGAAATTTAGCAGAAAAGACAGATACCAGGGATGACATAAGATTGATAAGAGAGCTCCAAAGAGCAAAAACAAAAGGTATTAAAATTTCTTTAATAATAGAGGATAAGAATGGTATGGAGAATATAAAGAAAGGAAACTATAGAAGCTTATACACACCAAAAGCTTTCTTAGGAAGGTTGTCAAGTATTCAAGATTTATATCTTCAGGACACTATATTTACTGATAATCAAAATACTGGTTTTGAGATATATAGAAAGCTATATTATAGTGTTAGAAATTATCTAAAAGAATTAAGCGCAGATATAGGACCAGCAGTGGAAAATGAGTAATGATAGCTTCAACAAAAGGAGGAGGTGAGAAGGTGGAACTGCAGGATATAGACTTAAGAGACTTAATAGAAAATGAAACAGGAGAAAAATTTAACAGGCAAGGGTACATTAAGTGCCCTTTTCATTCAGAAAAAACACCTTCTTTAAGTATTAAGTTTAACTCAAATACTAATAAAGATTTTTTTAAATGTTTTGGTTGTGGCGAATGTGGGGATGCAATAGACTTTATTTCTAAATATAAAAATATGGATTATGTTAAGGCTAGAGAATATTTAGGATTCCCAATAGAAAAAACAGAGAAGGAAAAGGATAAAGACAAAATATTAAATAGAATTGAATGGGAACTTAGTGAATTTAGAAGAGGACAAAAGTTTTTAGGAGTATTTGAGTTTACTGGGGAAAAAGGAGAAGTACTTTATTATAAAGCTAAATTTGATATAGGAGAAGGAAAAAAAGAATTATCTTATTACCATATTCAAGATGGGAAAGTTATAAATAAGCGTGGAGTTGATGAAGTACCATACAACCTACATAATGCCTTAAGTGCTATAAAAAAAGATGATGTGTTAATTATAGTTGAAGGTGAAAAGGATGCTAACACAATAAATTCTATGTTTAAAAATAAGGATTATGTGTCTACAAGCTTAAAAGGATGTAAAGAATTAGATATTTTAAAAAAGGATAGAATGAGAATCTATGTAATAGGAGATACTGGACAAGCTGGGGAGCAATATAAGTGGAATGTTTATAAAGAATTTAAAGAATATGCTAGAGAATTTAAGTTTATAAATCTCCCAGGATTAAAATCTTTAGGGGATAACAAGGATGTAACTGATTGGATTGAAGCTGGCCATAATAAAAAAGATTTATTAGATTCCTTTGGTAGATCCTTAGATATAAAAAATAAATATGAGTTGCAGCAAGATGCAGGTGGAATATATAAGATAATGTTTAAAGAAAAGGCTGATGAAGTAATTGAAACTAAAAAGTATATTACAGATTTTAGATTATTAAAGGCAACTAGGATAAAGTTTATAGATGATGAAACAGAAGGGGTAAGCATAGTACTTAAAAGTATTACTGGAGATACAATTGAAAGAACAGGAATAAGTACTGTATTTGATGATGTAAAAAGCTTTAAAAATTTTCTTGGAACAATGGATCTTTGTTTTACTGGAAGAATTGAAGATTTAAACAGGTTAAAGGGATGGATAAATAAATATTTTGCAATAGAGAACCAAGAAGTTTATGGCGGCGTTAAATTTATAGAAAAAAATGAGAAGTTAGTTTTTATTGAAAATCAAGGGAGTATATCCAAAGATGGCATTGATATAAATATAAAAAGTGATGGCCGAAATAATGCAGATGTTTTACAAGTGGATCCAATAACAAAAGAGGAGCTAAAAGAACTTATTAAACATATTTTTAAGTTTGCAGGGACAGAAAAATCTATAAGTATAATTGGAACTGTAATAAATAATTTGGCGGTATACCAATGCCAGGAGTTAAAACAAAAGTTGCATCACTTACTTATAGTAGGAGAAAGTGGTTCTGGTAAATCTACAATACTTGAAAATGTAATTGCACCACTTTTAAATTATCCTAAAAAAGATATTAAGTCTATTGGATTAATCAGTAATTTTGCATTAATGAAAGGATTGAGTGACGGGAATTACCCCGCACTATTTGATGAATTTAAGCCTTCCATGATGGATCGATATAAAGTAAACAATATATCTGAAACACTAAGAAATCTATATGATAGGGCTACAATTTCAAAAGGTAATAAAAGTTTGAAAACTACGGATTTTAACTTATACAGGCCTATCATTTTAGCAGGAGAAGAAAGCTATCCTAACCAAGAAAAAGCTTTAATAGAAAGAAGTTGTATTATATATTTATCTAGACGAGAAAGAACTCCAAAGAATACAGAGGCTATGGAGTGGCTAATAAAAAATGAAGAATTATTAAATAAGTTAGGTAGAAGTTTAATAGAAACTGTATTACAAACGCCAGTAGAAGAGTATGAGCAGCTAAGAGAGAAGGCTAAGGAAGATACAAAAGTTCTTAAGAATAGAACTCAAAACACTGCAATTAATGCTTCATGTGGTATGAGGATATTAAATAAATTGTTAGAGAAACATGGCTTGAGTCAACTAACTGATTTTGATGATTATATAACTCAAAATATTAAGGTTGAAGTGTTGGAGGATACTGAAAATGTTCGTAGTTTAGTTGAAAGAATGTTAATTTTATTTAACGATATGATAAATGACGGAAGAGCTATAGGTTGGGAAGATGTTATAAAAAATAGAGGGGATGGACTTTTTATTAAAACATCTGAAATGATTAATAAAATACATGAGCATGTTATAAGAGTTGGAGCTGATTTAATTCCATTAAACTATAATGATTTTAAAAAGCAAGCTAAGAAAGCTGGGTATATGGTTAAAGCTTCAGGAAAAGTTATAAAAATAGATGGAAAATCAATAAAATTTGATATTTATGATAAGAAGATGTTACAAACTTTAAAAGTGGACTCAATAGCTCCTCCAGATTATGAAGAAGTCGAAGGGGAAGAGGCAAAAATTTTCCCATTTAAGCAGGTTACCTAAAAAATAAAAAGGTAGCCGAAGGTAACTAAAAAGGTAACCTATGTAAAGTATTGATATTACTATATTCTTAATATAAATATATATATAAGTTACCAAGTTACCTAAATATAAAAATAATATACGTACGTGTATATTATTTTAAATTATATATATAAAAGATAGGCACATTGTTTTTACAAAAAGGTAACCTTCAAAAAAACATTTATAAAGTTAGTTATATCAATGGGTTAAATGGTTACTTTTCTATGGTAACCAAAAAGGTAACCTAAACTATAAGATAAGTAATAACCAAAATAAGGAGTGAAAATATAATGAATGAATTAATTAAAATAACAACAAATGAAGATGGAGAGCAATTAATTAGTGCTAGGGAATTACATGAGTTTTTAGGCAATAAGAGACAGTTTGCTGACTGGATAAAGCAAAGAATAGAGCAGTATGGATTTATAGAAAATGAGGATTATTCCACATTTCACAAATTTGTGAATCGTGAGAGTAGTAATTTAAAATCTAAAACTACTGAATATGTAATTACATTAGATATGGCAAAAGAATTAAGTATGGTAGAAAATAATGAAAAAGGTAAGCAGGTAAGAAAGTATTTCATAAATATAGAAAAGAACTATAAAAATGAATTACTTAAAATTCAAAATAATGCATATAGAAAAATAGGACAACTTGAAATGAAGGTACAAGCTCTTAAAGAGAAAATACCTAAACCAGTTTTAATTGCTAAAAGAGAAATAGATGTGATAGCTCTATTTAATTATATAAATGAAATATCAGGGGATGGACTATTGTTTGATGAAATGTATTATAAAATTGATAGAACCAAAGGAACTCTTTCAATTGATATAAGAAAAGTTTATAAAGTACTGAGAGAAACTTATAAAGAAGTAGAAATGTTTAAGTCACAACCAGTTGCAATAGAAAGAGCGTTGGAGCAACAAGACTTTTGTTATGGAGCTTACTTTGTGACAAATCTTTTAAATAATAAATATGAAATGAAGCCAACTCATGTTGCAATTATAGATATTAAAAAATTAGAAGAGGCAGGAGGGTGTATTGATAATCTACACTAGGAGGAATATGCATGGAAGAAAATAAATATAAAAAAGTAGAAGCTATGTTATATAATTATAAAAAAACAGTAATAGAAATAAAAAATATAGAACTTGATATTGAAGAAATAAGTAATGATTACAGAGGATGTGGGGCAATAGATTATCAAGAAAGAACTGGCCAAACTTATAAGATAAATGATCCAGTTGCTAATGAAATAGAATCTAAAGAGAAAAAAATAGAATATCTTAATAAATTAAAGAGGGCTAAAGAAATTAAAATTGAAAGAGTAGATAATATGTTATCAATATTAACCGACTTAGAATATAGATTGATAGAGCTTAGATATTTTAGAAATCTTCAATTTAAGGATATTTCTAGTATATTAAATATGTCTGATATATATTTAATATCATTAAGGAAAAAAATAATATTAGATAAATTAATACCTCTTATAAAAAACTAAGTTAAATATAATAAAAAACTAATATTTATGATATTGTATTTATTAGTTTATAAGGGTTATTATAGTATTATAAGATTAATGAAGAAAGCAAAGGACACTTAGTTATTAACTAGGTGTCTTTTTTATTGTAAAGAAGTAAAGGAGTGATAACTGTAAATATGGATAATAAAGAATTAAGTCAACAACAATTAAAAGCAATTGAGTTATTACTCAAAGGTACGAGTATTAACGATATTGCAACTATCACTGGTGTTAGCAGGCAAACGATATCAACATGGAAGAATAAGAATGAAGTGTTTAAGGCTGAGCTTGACAAAAGCTTACAGGCCTTAAAATCCGAGGTTAATAACAGAATACTACTTAACATAGAGCCATTAGTGGATAAGCTTGTTAGGATAGCTCTTAAAAGCAAGAGTGATAAGACTTCACTGGATGCTATCATATACGCCATTAACAGGCTATGTGGAACACCTACCAATAAGATGCAAGATGTTACAGATACTAAAGATGATAACAATCCTATTAATATAGATGATATGCTAAAGGAAATAAAAGAAGATAATGTTATTGAGTTACCTAACGGTAAAGCTAAATAAGGATAGTATTGAAAGGTATACTTATGATACTATTGTTATTGTAACGTAGTTAAGCCATTCAAAGCTATTTAAAATAAATAAAAAGGTATTGAAAATATATGTTGACATTTTGATACTATATTAATATAATAAGAGTATAGAAAGAGTTCGCAAGGGGGTAGGTTCTAATTTGGGACTTGCATTTTCCTTGTCGCTGGGCTCCATAAAATTTTATTATATTTTTATAGTCAAAGGAGAGTTGTCAATATGTTATATTTTGCATACCATAGAACTTCAACAGAGGATCAACATTTAGATAGAGGTCTTAAAGAAATAAATGAGTTTACCACTAATCATAATATTGAATTGGTAGGAGAAATATATACGGACCAATGCACAGGTAAAAATTTCGATAGACCACAATATAAGGACTTGATAAAAGCTATGGATTTGGCTGGACAAATTAATCCTAATGAAAAAGTTTCTTTAATAGTTACTGAGCTTGATAGATTAGGTAGAAATAAGCAACTTACATTAAAAGAAATTAGAAAGATGCAGGACAAGGGCATAAGGTTAATGGTTTTAGAAATTCCTACAACATTAACTGAACTTCCAAAAGATAATTCTATAGCAACTATGATAATGGAAACAATAAATAATATGCTTATAGAAATGTATGCTTCATTTGCCCAAGCTGAATTGGAGAAAAAAGAGAAGAGACAACGTGAAGGAATTGCAGCTAAAAAAGCTAGGGGTGAATGGGATGATTATGGAAGACCTAGAGCGTTGGCTTTTGATAAGTTTGCTAAAGAATACAAAAGAGTTCTTGATGGAGCTATTAAGCCAGTTGAATGTATGAAACTTTTAGGAATTACTAAACCAACTTATTATAGATATAGAAAAGAGTATGAAGAAAACAAATAAATTAGAATTAAGCACTTAGGGTTATTATCTTTATTATCTAGGTGCTTTTATTATGTTTATAAACTGGAGGTGTGAAGATGATTTACTTTGATGATTTAGGATTTAATACAGAACTTAAGTATGAAGTTTATTTACTAAGTAAGTACTTAACTAAGCATTATGATAGTGAAACATCTAAAGCACTCTTAAAAGCGAATAATAGTAATCTAGATAAATTAGCAAGGGCATTAGGTGAAAGAGATATAGAGTTTTTCTGTTTGTATTTTATGAGTGATACATTTGTTGTAAAAGATTCTAATGTAGCTAGACAATTATCTGAGGGGCATTATGAACTTTGGAATATAGCGAATGACATTTTTATAAAAGATAAATATGATAAAGCCACTATTATAGAACCCAGAGGATTTGCTAAAACAACTATATTTGATATGGCGGTATCTGTTTGGCTTCACTGTTATAAGAAATCCGTATTTACTTTGTTAGGGGCTAAAACTGATACAGATGCCACTCAATTTTTAGATTCAATTAAGAAGGTATTTAATGAAAACCAAAAGATAATTAAATGTTTCGGTAAACTAATTAATATTAAAGCCATAAAATCAAACGGTGAAAGATATACTGTGAATTCAAACGAAGTTGAGTTAATTAATGGAACTTATATAAAAACCGTAGGTTCTGGTACTTCTGTAAGGGGTAATAACTGGGGTGGGGTTAGGCCTACTGTATTTATCGGTGATGACTTCCAGGATGAAAAAAATATACTTACTGATGCAGCAAGAGAAAAGCAATATTCCAAGTGGACAAAAGAAATTGAAGAGGTTGGCGATAAAGCCGTATTTAGAAATGGTAAAAAGATTAAAGCGGCCACTAAGATAATTGCTATAGGTACAGTATTACATATAGATTGCCTTATGAGTAAATTAAGTAGAAATAATGATTATTTTACTATTTTAAGGCGTGCAATAATATTAAAGTCAGGACAAACAGTAGAAGATATATTTGAAAGTGATCTTTGGCAGCAATGTCATGATATTTATTTTAATGAAAAATTAAATAAAGAAGAAAGAAAAGAAAAAGCTAAGCAATTTTATGAGGACCATAAAGAAGAAATGCAATTTCCAGTATGGTGGCCAGAAAAATGGGACTGCTTTAATGATTTGGCGGTTAAGTACTGGGAAGATAGAAAGGCATTTATGTCAGAATTAATGAATGATGCAAGTTCTATAGGGGAAAAGTGGTTTAAAAGTGTTAGAACTCAAACCAAAGAAGAAATTGAAAATCATGAGTTTGTTAAAACAATGCTATGCGTGGATCCTGCATCAACAACCAATAAAAAATCTGATTTTACTGCAATGGCAGTTGGCTCTAAAGCTACTAACGATTTCACTTACGTAAGAGATTTACTTATGAAAAAATTAAGTTTCGAGCAATATTGTGCAAAAGTGGTTGAAATGCTTGAAAGAAATCTTGATGTAACACATATAAGTATTGAAAAAAACACATATCAGGGGGCTGATGTTGTTAAAATTAAAGAGTTAATAGAGAAGAGTCCAATATTGAAGAATAATCATTATGAGTGGATTAATGAAATGCAAAGAAAAAATAAAGATGAAAAGATTTCTACTGTGATAGATCCAATTAATAATGGGCAAATAATTATTTGTTCTGAATGTGAAGATAGTAAAGCTGCAGTTGAACAAATTAAAGATTTTCAGGGGCAATTATATACGTTACATGATGATATGATAGATTGTATTTCTGAACTTGAAAATAAAATAAAAACTATTGAGACTATTGAAAATGTAGTCTTATTGGATAGAAGAAAATTTGGAATTTAGGGGGTGATTGAAATAATAGATATAGACTTATTAAAAAAGGCATATGATGAATACGTAAGTAATAAAGCTATTTACGATAAAATGTATAACTACTATAAGGGTAATACAGATGCTATTGCTAATTATCAAATGGTAACAGAGCGTAGTAATAATAAGATAAATACTAACTTTATTAAAAAATTTATCAAGGAAGAGGTTAGTTATTCTGTAGGAAATGATGTAACCTATATAAGTAAATCCGGTAATGAAAATATAGTTAATGACATAGATTATTATTTAGACCACTGGAGTGAGGGACATGATAGTAATTTAGCTAAAAATATGCTTATATACAGTTTAGCTTATGAACTCTATTATGTAGATAGGGAAGGTCAATTCAGTTCTAAAATAATAAGTCCACGAGAAGGATATGCTGCCATAGATGATTTTGGTAATATATCTTTTTTCATTCACATTTTTAAATTAAGCTTTGATGATAAAACTTATATTGATGTGTATACAGACAGAGAAATATTACATTTCAACGATGAATTTGAGGAAATCAAACCAACTACTAAACATATTTTTGGAACTGTTCCAGTTGGATTATGTAAGTTATCAAATGAAGGTAAGGACGATACGTTATTTAAGGATTTAAAGGGGCTGCAGGATGCTTATGAAACTAATTTAAGTGATATATCCAATGAAATAAGTGACTTTAGAAATGCTTACATGGTTCTTACTGGGGTGGGTATAGATGAAGATGATATTCCACAAATGAAAAAACTAGGAGTAATGCAGATTAAAGATAAAAATGGAAGTGCGGCATGGCTTATAAAAAATATAAATGATACTTTTATACAAAACACATTAAACACTATGGAAGATAAAATGTATCAACTTAGTTCTCACATAAATCATAATGAGAAAATGCAAAGTAATACAAGCTCTCTAGCTCTTCGAGCTAGGTTAATATCTTTAGAGGAAAAATGTAAGCTTAATCAAAAAGCTATAGCGGATTGTATTAAAACTAGACTTAAATTTCTATTTATATACCTAGAAGTTATCAAAAATATCAAATATGACTTTAGAGATATAAAAATTAAGTTTACTCCTAATATTCCACAGGATGATTTAATGACAGCTCAAGTTATTAGCCAGTTGGGAGATAAATTAAGTACTGAAACTGGATTATCATTATTGAGTTTTATAGAGAATCCAAAGAATGAACTTGAGAAACTTAAAAATGAGAATCCAATAGACTTAGATGATTTGGTTCATGAAGGTGATGAATAATGACTAGAGAAGAGAAATTTATTGAAAGTCTTTATGATGAAGCTGACGAAGATTTAAAAGAAGTCTACAAAGAACAAAAGCAGAATAGAGATGAGTTATTACAGGCCATAGCCATGATAATCTTAACCTATACTGTTTTAGATGGGTTAATGAGCCTTAAGAGCAAAGATAAACGTAAGGAATATAAAAGGTTGTCCAAGCTAATTATTAACGGTACACAAAGCCAAAAGGGCACACAAACACGTGCTATAAATAATATTTTAGGTAACACTGTAAAAAATACTTTTAACTTCTATTCTTACAATGCTAATCTAAAAGATGTTAAAAAAATAGTGGATGCTAATTTTAAAGGAAAGCATTTCTCTGAACGTGTTTGGACTAATGAGAAAGCAGTGGGAGAGCATTTGCATAAGCAGGTTAAACAGTTTCTAGATGGTAAGATAAATGTGAATCAAATAAAAAAAGATATAGAAAAAACATTTAATACTAATGCTTATAACGCTAAAAGACTTGTGGAAACGGAAGTTGCTAGATGTTCTAGTAATGCTTTTGATAGATTTTGTATTGAAACTGGAGTTAAAAAAGTAAGATATAATGCTACTTTAGATAAGCGTCTATGTGCTGATTGTGAAAAGCACCATGACCAAGTTTTTGATTTTGATAAAAAAATCGAATTACCAAGGCACGCGCTGTGTAGATGTTTTTATACTATTGAAGATGATAGTTATAAAAAAGATGTTTCAAAAATAGAAAATAGTGGTATAATTAGTAATGAGGAGTTATTTAGAAGAGAATATGATATAAGAGAAAATTTAAAATTTGTTAGTGACACTACATTTGACAAATTAACTATCAAAGCTAGAAAAAATGGTGCTCTTATAGTTAGAGGAAATGAAGAAGTAGAAGAACATCTTAATGATTTAGAAGCAGCCGCTGCTAACATTGGCGATGTATTATTATTTAGAAAAGATGTATGTATAAGTGAAGTGTTAGAAGAAACATATCATTTTGAACAAAATTTAAAGAAACAAAATGATGATAAAGCCGAACCGTTAAGAAGTATTTTAAATGAAATAGATGCTAAGGAATACTTACTTAATAACTCTAAAAAATATAAAATTCCTAGAAATGAAATAACAATGACAAAGAAACAATTAGAGTATTATAAAAATAAATTAAAAGAAGTTATGAGGGGTGAATAATATGTGCACTGTAATTTCAGAGTTTAGAATTAAAAATTATGTTGTGTTAAAATTAAATCAAGATAAACCGTTAAAAAAATATTCTAAGTATTCTATAGATGGATTAGAATTTGAGATTGTACCAGTGTATGACGCTCCAAGGTGTATAGCAATAGAATCCGAAAAAAGTTTTTTAAATAAAGAAGTTAAGTTTATTTAAAAGCACTTACTAAGTAAAAAATAGTAGGTGCTTTTATTATGTAAAAAAATTAAAATTAGGTGAGCATTTGTGTTATAAAAATGAAAGCACCTAAATGCATAGGTGCTTTTTGATTAGTAGAATCGATATCTATATTCTTCGCCATTATCGACAATTAAATATAGTCTACCCGATTCGTTGACAGATATTTTTACTGGAGTATGGTCATAGTAACCACCGTAGTAACTAAAGGATTCGCCAGATTGATATCTTTGAAAGTTTATACTATTAACTAAGAAAACATTTGATGAATGATTTAATTGTACCTCGACAGTTACATGTCCAGAACTATCTACATAAGGAATTTGAGCCATAAGTTTCACCCCCCTTTTCTTATGATTAATTATAGCAAAAAATGTAGTATAATGTAAATAGGATAAATTTTAGGAAGAATTGGGTAATAGTGAAATGATTAAACATACTATTGGATGATGTTATCAAAGCTGCTAAAAACATGTATGGTGAAGAAAAATAGTTAATTAAGTCTTAGAAATAAGGCTTTTTTATTTTATAAAAAATTAATTGTGTTAGTAGTCTTACAAAGGTTACTAGGACAAAATGGAGGTAATGAAATGTTAAAAAGTGAATTATTAGAACTTATAAAAGATATTGCAGATGATAAGGATGTAGATGAAACCTTGGCAACTTCTGAACTGGCAACTAAGTTTGGTGGTTTAGATATGTTTAAACAAAAAATAAATACTGATAAGGACTTTAAATCTTTTATAGATTCTTTGAAGGATACTCATTTAACTAAAGGATTAGAAACTTGGAAGGCTAATAACTTACAAAATTTAATTGACGAAAAAATTAAAGAGTTATACCCAGAAGATGATCCAAAGGATAATGAATTAAAAAAGTTAAAACAAGAAATGGAGAATATGAAGAAAGAAAAAATAAAAGAGCAGCTAACTAATAAAGCTCTTAAAATAGCTACTGAAAAAGGTCTACCAGCTGATTTGGTAGATTATTTTATTGGACAAGATGAAGAAACTACAAATAAGAATTTAGAAACTTTAGAAAAAGTATTTACTGATAAGTTAGAAACTACAGTAAAAGAAAGACTTAAGGATAATTCTTATACTCCACCAGCTGGGGGAACTCCTACAACTAATAATCCATGGAGTAAGGAACATTTTAATTTGACTAAACAAGCACAAATATTAAAAGAAAATCCAGAGCTTGCTGCACAATTAAAAAATGCAGCTAATAATTAAATTTTAGGAGGAATGAGAAATGGCAACAAAAATAAGTGATATTATAGTACCAGAGGTTTTTAACCCATATGTGATTCAAGAAACAAATAGACTAGATGCTTTTGTTTCTTGTGGAATAATAGCAAATGATCCAGAATTAGATGTGTTAGCCTCTAGTGGAGGTATAATTGTTAATATGCCTTTCTGGAATGATTTAGATGGAGATTCAGAGGAACTTTCTGACGATAAATCATTAACGGTAAATAAAATTACTGCTGGGCAAGATAGAGCTAGATTACACATGAGAGGTAAGGCTTGGGGTGTAAATGACTTAGCTAAGGCTTTAAGTGGTGATGATCCGATGGGAGTTATAGCTTCAAAAGTAGCTAAATATTGGGTTGGTGAAAGAAGTAAAATGTTGTTCAAGTCTTTAGCTGGAATTGAAACTACTGCTAAAGATAACGTACATGATATTAGCAGTGAAACTGGTGAAGCTGCAGTAATTAGCGTTAGAAATGCTTTAGATGCTAAACAAAAATTAGGGGATAATGCATCTAAGTTAACTGGTATAGCAATGCATTCAGCGGTTTATACCAAGTTACAAAAGAATAATGAAATTCAGTTTATTCCAGATTCTGAAACAAAGGTTAATATACCAACCTATTTAGGATATAGAGTTATAGTGGATGATCAATGTCCAAATGATTCCGGAGTTTATACTACTTATTTATTTGGGCAAGGTGCGTTTGGTTTAGGTAACGGACAAGCACCAGTACCAACTGAAACTGATAGAGATAGCTTAGCTGGAGAAGATGTGTTAATTAATAGACAACACTTCTTACTTCACCCTAGAGGAATAAAATGGACTGAAACAACTGTAACCGGTAAAACTCCGACTTTTGCTGAAATTGCAACTGCTGGAAACTGGTCTAAAGTTTATGACACTAAGAACATTAGAATAGTAATATTCAAACATAAAATAGCATAGTGAAGGGGGATTGTTCTCCCTTTATTTTTTATTTCAAGGAGGGATATGAGTGGGATTAGCTGCATTTAATAGAATGAGAAAACAACAGGAAGAATTAAAAGTTAATAAAATTAACTTAGAAGAATTAACAGTTAAAGAGTTAAAAGAAAAATGTGAAGAGTTAGGCTTAGAAGATTATAAAAGTTTAAAGAAAGAGGAATTGCTTGAATTGTTAAAGGGTGATAAATAATGACTATAGAAGAAAGAAAAGCTATTTTAGTTATTAGAAATTATCTAAATAAGGATTTAACCGATGAGTATATATTAACTAATTATGATTTAGCAGTAGACCAATTAATTAATAATGCTGCTAAACTAGAAAATTTAAAACCAACTGGAGTAAAATCTATGAGTGAAGGTAACCAGAGCATTAGTTTTGATAGTAATCCATGGACTATAACGGATGATGTAAAAGCTTTATTACCTATACCATACGTAAGGATGTGGTAACATGGGAGTTCTATTTAAAAATGCAGACATAACTATTTATAACAAGTATTATGATGCTGCTAATGATGTAGATAAGTACCAAATGACAGTTATCAAAGGCGTAAACTGGCAAGGTAAAAGAAATGGTACTGTAAGTGATAAGGGATTACTCTTGGCAGATAGTACCCTTATTTTTATAGATAAGTTAGATAATTATGTTAGTCCTAAGAGATTTGCTAGATTAAACGATACTGAAAGAACTAATTATTTTACATTGGCTCCAGGAGATAAAATTGTAAAGGGTAAGATAAACTTTGAAATTACAGGAATTAAGCCTTATAGGGTAGCTGACTTGGAAAATGAATTTGATGATGTGATAAATATTAAATCTGTAAATATATTAACTGACCATATAGAAGTTGAGGGGGTATAAAGTATATGGTTAATGTACGAATTAACATGGACAAGACACAAAAAATACTCCTAAAGCGGCACCTAGGTAAAAATGGGAAAGCACAAATTAAATTTACCAAGGAAGTTGCGAAAAACTGTAATAATTATGTTCCATTTCTTACTGGTAGATTAAAGGACATGAGTGTTGAATTAAAAACAGATAAAATAATTTATAATGCTCCATATGCAGCAAGGCAGTATTACACCAATAAAGGTGGAAATAAAGGAGCTTTAAGAGGTAAGTTTTGGGATAGAAGAATGTGGAGTGATAAAGGCAATGGTATAGTAAAAACAATAGCCGAATTTGTAGGGGGTAAAGTTAAGTGATAATAGATAGCTTAAGAAATTATATAAGAAAATGCCCTCACTTGGACACGTTTAATAATGCAATAAGGGTGAATGTAAATTACTTAGCTCCGGATGCAGACACTTATTCCATAGAAGAAATACCAATAGAACCTATAGTTAAAAAATATGTCAATGGAGATTCTATAAGGCAGTATGCTTTTATATTTACTTCTCGGAAACCTTATGGAGCAGATGTATTACAGAATATAGATAACAGTGGATTTTACGAAAGATTTGCTGATTGGATTGAAAATAATGACATATTGCCAGTACTGGATGAAGGGTTAGAACCTTTAGAAATTAAAGTTACCAGTACTGGTTATGCTTTTGCCGTTACAGAGGATACGGCACAATTTCAAATACAGTTAAAACTAAAATATTTTAAGAAAGGAAGTAGGTAAAATGGCAGTTAGAAAGAGAAAGATACAAGCTAATTACTTAAAAATTAAAGATGCTTTTGAGTTACTAGGTACAGGCTTTACGGAGTTAAATGAAAGTCCTTCAGCTCAAACAACTTCTAAAAGATATATAAATCAATCAAGTGCATCACAGAGTGTTACTGGTTATGAGTGGGCAAGTGAATTTACTGCTGACCAGATAAATTCCGAGAAAGCTATTGAATATATAAGAGAAATTGGAGAACTGCAAAAGACAGGTCCAGATACAGAAACAGAGTATCTTATTGTGGATTTAGACAAGCCTGCTGCAACTGAAGGAAGTTATAGGGCAAGGCAAATAAAAGTTGCAATATCTATAGATTCATTTGAAGATAATGACGGTGATTTAGGTATTAACGGAAGTTTCTTAGGAATAAGTGATCCAGTAGAAGGTACATTTGATACATCAACTAAAACATTTACTGAAGGTTTTACACCTAAAACAACACAGGAGGGTAAATAATGAAAATTAATGGCGTGGAATTAGAGGATTTAGATATATTTGAAGCTGATACCGTGGAAAAATATGAAGGTGCATTAGAAAAGGTTGTTAATGGTGCGAAAGAAACTGAATCTTTAAAATCATCCGTTGCAATAAGAGAACAGTGCAATCTGGTATTTGATTGCTTTAACACTTTATTTGGTGAAGGTACTGACAAGAAGATATTCGGGAATAAGGTTAATTTATTAACATGTTTAAAAGCTTTTGAAGAATTAGTGGAGTATACTGGTGAACAGAAAAAAGAATTAGAAAAGTTTACAAGTAAATATTCTCCTAATAGAGCTGCTAGAAGAAAGAAAAAATAATGAATATCTTAATTGATTTATTACCAACTTTCGTAGAAATAGAGGGGAAAGAGTTTGAGATTAATACAGACTTTAGAACTTCTATTTTATTTGAATTACTTATGCAGGATGATAATGTAAATGAGGAAGAAAAAATATACATGGCTTTAGAACTTTATTATCCGGAGATACCACCTAATATTAATGAAGCTATAGACCAGATGTTGTGGTTTTATCGTTGTGGTAAAGACATAAAAGAGTCTAAAGGTACTGGAAAAGGAAAGAGTACACAAATATATAATTTTGAATATGATGATGATTATATCTATAGTGCATTTTTAGACCAGTACGGAGTTGATTTACAAGACGTGAATTATCTTCATTGGTGGAAGTTTAAAGCAATGTTTAAGAGTCTTAAAGAGGATAATGAGATAGTTAAAATAATGGGGTATAGAGCTATGGATTTATCTAAAATAAAAGATAAAGAACAGAAATTATATTATAAGCAGATGCAAGACTTATATAAAATACCGTTACCACAAGATGAACAGGATAAATTGGAAAAAATAAATAATATCTTATTAAATGGTGGAGATATTAGCGAAGTATTGTGATATATTCCTAATATACTGTATAATAATGTTGTATTAGGAGGGATTGCAATGGGATTATTTAGAAAGAAAGATAAATGTAATAAAGAAAAGAAATCAGCGAAAGAAGTTGCTGTCACAATGTCTAATAATGTGTTTAAAAATACATTGCTAGATGGTGAAACTATAGAACATGCTATTCAAGGAAAAGGGGAAGCAAAAAACTTAATTTTTTCAGCGGGTATTTTAGGTGCTACGGATAAAAGATTATTATATTACTTTCAAGATGGAAGTGAAACCGGTGTAGAAACAATAATGTATGATAAAATAATATCTATTACAAATATCAGTGGCTTTGAAAGTAAAATGGGAAATTTTATTGGTGTAGCAGTAGAACTTGCTAACGGAAATAAAAGAATAGTTAGATGCTTAGATAATGACGATCAAAAGAAATTGATAAATGAATTGATATTTTATGTAGAAAGTAAAAGATAATTAAAATTAGATTTCAAGCACTTACATTAGTAAGTGCTATTTTTATGTATAAAAGAAGGTGATTAATATTGAAGAGATAAGATGCCCTTATTGTAATCAGCTTTTACTAAAAGCTGATTACATTAAAGGTGAAATAAAATGCACTAGATGTAAAAGAATAATTAAATTAAAGATTAAGGAAAAGACAGAGCTTAGAGCCACACCTTAGAGTAGTGAGCCAATGCCTGCTTTTTTTATTTTGTAAATAAAAAGGCAGGTGAAATTATGTCTGATGGAAGAATTGTAATTGATACAAAAGTTGACAGTTCTGGAGCAGAAAAAGGAATAAATAAGCTTAGTGGTATTGCTAGTAAAGGATTAAAAGGATTTACTACTACTGTTGGAAAAACAAGTGGTGTAATTACCGCTATTATGGGCTCTGTTGGTGTTATTTATAATTCACAGATGGAACAATATATGGCAGGCTTTACCACTATGTTAGGAAGTGCTGATAAAGCTACAAAACACATTAACGAATTAAAAGAGTTTGCCGCAAAAACTCCTTTTGAAATGTCAGACTTAGCTCAAGCTTCTACAACACTACAGGCGTTTGGAGTTGATGTTAAAGAAGTTACACCGGATTTGAAAATGTTAGGTGACATATCTCTAGGAAATAAAGAGAAATTTAACGGCTTAGCATTGGTATTTGGGCAGGTTAAATCTCAAGGAAAACTTATGGGACAAGATTTAATGCAAATGATTAATAATGGATTTAATCCATTGCAAGTAATATCTGAAAAAACAGGTAAATCTATGTCTCAACTTAAGGATGAAATGTCAAAAGGAAAGATAACATATGAAATGGTTGCCGATGCAATGAAAATAGCTACCTCTGAAGGGGGTATGTTTGCGGGTGCTATGGATAAACAGAGTCAAACTATGTCAGGTTTATTATCCACACTAAAGGATAACTTAGGTGCATTGGCTGGTAAATTAGCTGAACCGATTTTTAAGCTTGCTAAAAAAGGAATGGAAGACTTTTTACCAGTTCTAGATAATGTAAGTGCTGCGGTTGACAAAATGTTTCAAAAAATTGAAGAGGGAAAAAGCGTGGGTCAATCTATGTATGAAGCTTTTCAAGGATTAATACCAGAAAATATTCTTTTTAGTATTACGTCTGTAATAGACGGAATTATTTTTGCTATAAAAGGATTAGTAGCTTTTATAAAGGGAGATACTGAAAAAGCTAGAGATATGTTTTATACCATGTTTCCTACTGATGACATTGGCAATGAAAAATATGTTGACATGATTATGGGCGTTTTGGATGTTATAAAAAAACTTTTTAATTTTGTAATTGATAATAAAGATTCAATTATTGCCGCATTTGTAGGAATAGGTGTTGCAATGGAAGTTTTTAAAGCAGTGGAACTTGTTCAAAAATTTATTAAGGCTTATAAAGCTTGGAAAATTGCAACTGAAGGCATGACGGTAGCTCAATGGTTACTCAATACTGCAATGGCCGCTAATCCTGTAGGTATAATTATAGCAGCAATAGCTGGACTAGTAGCTGGTATAGTTGTTCTTTGGAATGCAAATGAAGGTTTTAGAGATGCAGTTATAAATATATTCACCCAGATAGGTGAATTTTTTAAGAATTTATGGAATACCATAGTTATCTTTTTTACAGAAACAATTCCCAATGCTTTTATGCAATTTATAACCTTTATGTCAGAACTGCCGGGGAAAATATGGAGTGTAATAACTCAAATATTTAACTTCTTTGTACAACTTGGAATAGACTTAGTTAACTGGGTTGTTACTGCAATACCACAATTTATATCTAGCTTTATAAGTTTTATATGTTCCCTTCCAGGTAAAATAGGATATGTAATAGGAGCCATACTTGGTACATTTGCAAGATTTGCAGTAGATTTAATTACTTGGGCAGTAACTAATATACCTAAGTTTGTAGTTAGTGTAGTTACATTTATAGCACAGTTACCAGGCAGGATATGGACTTGGTTATGTAATGTCATATCTAAGGTAGTAACTTGGGGTGTTGAAATGGTTTCAAAAGGAATAACTGCAGCTATTAATTTTGTAAGTAATGTTATAAAATTTGTTGCATCTTTACCAAGCAAAATTTGGGAGTGGTTAAAACAAGCAGCGGGTAAAGTTTTATCTTGGGGAGCAAATTTAGCATCTGCAGGTGCAAGGGCAGCTGGTGAATTAGTTAAAAGTGCAGTAGATGGTATAAAATCATTACCGGAAAAATTTCTTGAAATAGGGGTAAATCTTGTTAAGGGACTTTGGAATGGTATAAAAAGTGTAAAGGATTGGATTTGGGGTAAAATTAAAGACTTTTGTGGTGGAATAGTAGATGGATTTAAGGATTTCTTCGGAATACATTCTCCTTCAAGACTTATGAGAGACATGATAGGTAAAAACTTAGTTCGAGGTATTGGAATAGGTTTTGATATTGAGACTCCAAACTTACAAAAAGATATAGATTCTAATTTATCTAGCCTAACCGCTAAAATGCAGGCTACAGTAGATTATGAAACTTCTAAGACATCAAGAGCAATGACTTCTGGTAACAAAACTATAAATAATAGTAACACAGTAACTAATAATGATAATGGGGTAACTCAAAATATTCATATAAACCAACCAGTAAAATCTCCTGCTGAAACCGCAAGAGCTCTTAAAAAAGTTGGGAGGGATTTAGTACTTGGATGTTAAATTTTTAAATTTAAAATTTGAAAGTGGTAATAAAACCTTAAATATAGAAAAAGATAGTGATTATAAATTGATAAAAATCGAAGGATTGGAAAGCTCTGACTACGAGGTAAATATAGAGCAAAATAACAATTATGATGGTGGTTATATAAATAAAAAAAGAGTATTACCAAGAGATGTGTTTATAGAAGTTGATTATAAGGGACTTAATAAGGAACTTGAAAGGCAAAAACTAATAGGATTTTTCAATCCAAAACAACAAGGCATTTTAACAACTAATTACTGTGGAATTGAAAGATTTATATTATATGAAGTAGAAAGTTTTAAGGCTCCTATGGATAATTTATATGCACCTTTAAACTTTAAGGTTGATTTAGTTTGTCCGGACCCATACTTAAAAGATTATATAACCGGTGAAGAAATAAGTACCTGGATTGGTGGTTGGAAGTTTAAATTTAAACTTCCTTTTAGATTTAAGCAAAAGGGAGAAACAAAGAAAAATATTTATAATAGTGGGCATGTAGAAACACCAATGGAAGTTAGATTTAAAGGTCCAGCAGTTAATCCTAGCGTTATAAACCATACAACTAGGGAATTTATTAAAGTGAATCGGGAGTTAACCTCTGATGATACTCTTTATATAACAACAGGGTTTGGTAACAAGAAAGTAGAAATTGAAAGAGAAGGTAAAAGGGTTAATGCATTTAACTATATAGACTTAGATAGCACTTTTTTTAGTTTAGTAGTAGGAGACAACCTTATGGAATATACTACAGAGAGCTTAGAACCGCAGAGTGTAGAAATTAGGTATAGAAATAGATATTTGGGAGTATAGGAGGTGTTAGATTGGAATACTATGGCTTTTTTAATGGTGATGCAGAATATGGACAAGAGGAGTTTTCTAGGTACTTTGATAATGGCTTTGAAAGCGGTGTAAGTATAGAAAATAACAATATGACTTTAGATGTTAGTAAAGCAAGCACTGGAGTTACAGTGGCTAAAGGATTTTCTATTATAAGAGGATTTTATCTTTATAACGATAACTTAAAAACTATTAGCATAGCTAGAGACAGTAATTATGACAGGATAGATAGAGTAGTTATTAGATTAAACTTATCTACCAGAAAAGTATCTATAGAGCTTAAGCAAGGTACTCCAGGAAGTTCTCCAGTAGCTCCAGGACTACAAAGAGATAATCTTATATGGGAGTTGTCTTTGGCACAAATAAAAGTCCCTAAGAGCGGTGATTTTGTTGTTATAGATGAAAGATTTAGAAAGGATTTATGCGGAGCTATAAGACCTAAAAATCTTACTGAATTTAATAACATGATAAAGGGTCTACAAAAACAGTTTGATGATTGGTTTAATAGTCAACAAACCAAAGGTTGGAGAAATATCTATATACAAGATACAGAACCAACAGGGGCGGTGGTAGGTAGCATATGGATATAAAAATTTTTGATAGAGATATAAATTTCATTGGAGAAGTGGATAAATTTACTTCTTTTTTTTATATCTCTAAATGGGAGACCTATGGAGAATTTGAATTCCATGTTACAGATTTTAATAAAGAACTAATTCAAAAAGGTAATATTATAATGATCGACAGAGATGGTTATAGAGCTGGAGTCATAGAACATATAGAAGTTGACACGGAGGACACAGAAGATATTACTATTAAGGGTTTTAGTTTAGGTTATTGGCTTACTAATAGGATTACTGTGCCACCTACTGGCTACGCTTACCATGCTTTTAATACTAATGTAGAAGATATAATGTTAGCTTTAGTTAAAGCCAATGCAATAGATCCATTAGACACTAACAGGAAAATACCAAATTTAATTACAGAACCTTCTAAAACTAGAGGAATAAAATTAGAATTTCAAACTAGATATAAAAATCTAGATGAAGAATTAACTAAGCTGTCTAAAACAAGCGGTTTAGGTTGGACTATAACTTTAGATTATAGAACTAAAAAATTTGTGTTTAAGGTATTAGAAGGAAAGAATTTAAGTACAGAACAAAGTATTAACCCCCCACAAATTTTTAGTGTTGATTATGACAATATCCGTAAAAGAAATTACCTAGATTCTAACATAGGTTATAAGAATATGGCATATGTTGCAGGACAAGGAGAGGGTAAAGATAGAGAGATTCAACCACTTAACAATACGCTTAGCGGTTTTGATAGAAGGGAAACATTTATTGATGCTAGAGACATAGAAGAAGGAGGAAATCTAGTAGATAGAGGAAAAATAAAACTAGCTGAAACACCACAAATAGCTAGTTTTGAGTGTGAAGTAGACCCTGTAGCCTATAGGGTTAATTGGAATCTTGGGGATATTGTAACTACATTAGATAAAAAATTAGGACTAATAAAACATAATAGAGTTACAGAAGTAAAAGAAATATGGGAAGATAGTTATAAAATTGAGCCTACTTTTGGGACTACTATTCCCACACTTGGGGAAAAAATAAAACAAACACAAGATACTCCACTCCAAGAATCCGTACAAGGTCCTCCAGGAGAAGCTGGAACACCAGGAGATAGAGGCCCTCAAGGATATAGTGTGCAATATCTTTGGAATGGAACTAAGTTAGGAGTTAAGAGAGAAGATGAAAGCACATATATTTTTGCAGATTTAAAAGGTGACAGGGGTGATATAGGCCCTAAAGGAGAACAAGGTATTCCAGGAATTAAAGGTGACGCTGGTCCTCAAGGGTTACGAGGAGCAACTGGTCCCAAGGGTGATAACGGAATAACACCAACTATAGGAGTGAATGGTAATTGGTTTTTAGGGAGTACGGACACTGGAAAACCTTCTAGGGGGCAACAAGGACCTAAAGGTGATACTGGATTAACTGGCCCAAGAGGTTTACAAGGGCCGCAAGGTTTAAAGGGAGATATTGGTCCACAGGGGGTGCAAGGTATTCAAGGCCCTAGGGGAGAACAGGGTATACAAGGGCCCCCTGGTAAAGATGGAAAAGATGGAACACAAATAATTTCTTCTGCCACGGAACCAGTTAATGTAGTAGAAGGTACAGTATGGATATAAGGGAGGTATAAATAATGGATGTAACAAAAATAATAAAAAGACCTTTTCAAATTAGAATTCCAGGAGGATGGGAGAAACATTATTTTGAAACTAGTGAAGACATGATTGTTAATATAATTCAATCTCTAGAAACCACTGGTTATAGAAAACTACCTGGAGGATTAATTCTTCAATTTGGACAAGGTCTTGCAAGGTTTGTAGGTGGAGCTAGTGGGTATGTAAGTGAAAGAGATGTAGTTTTCCCAGTTGCTTTTCAATCGAGGGCTTATTTTATAATTCCAAGTTGCAATAATATAACAGCATACCCTAGTGGTAGCCAACCTGGCTCTGGTGGTTACAAGACTGGTTGTAAATTACTTTTTAGAAGTACAGGCGGAGCAGACTCAGAATATCAGTGGTTTGCAATAGGATATTAATAGGATATTAAGAGGTGTAGAAAAATGAAATATATATTTGGAAGCGGAGAAAACTTCGGATTTAAAGATGAAGCTATAAATGAAATTTTAGAAACAGATATACCAATATCTAATGAAATATATAACAAGTTCTTTGAGCTGCAGAGCCAAGGAAAACAGTTTAAAATAAAAAATCTCCAGGGTAAAACCTTTGAGGAAATATTCGAGGAAGTTATTCCAGAACCAATAGAACCACTACCACAAGAACCAAGTCCAATAGAAAAGATGCAGGCAGAAAACAAGCAATTAAAACAAGATATGGACGATATGAAACAAAACATGCAGCAGACAATAGCTGAATTAACAATGATGATAGCAACACCTCAATAAGGGGTGATTTTTTATGTTTAAATTTATTAAATGATTTTATGGGAGAGTGGTAAATATGTTTAAATTAACAAAAGAAAGTGGATTAGTAAAAAATGTTTGGGTGCCATTAATATTGAATGGTACTTATACATATGAGCAAGTACCAGCACTTTTGAACCTTAGAGAGTGTGTAGGAGAAGTATTAAAGGAAATGGGAGCTATAGAACAAATTTAAATTTGTAATAGAATGTTTGTAATAATATGACTTAGTTTTAAAATAGAACTTTTCATGTTTTTTTTATAACATGAATTTATAGGATTATGAAGCATATATTAATAATAAAAAATATTGGAGTTGATATATGTTGAAGGAAAAAATAGAGTTTTTAATTAATAAATATGGTAATGTAAAGGATTTTTCAATTAATAATAAGATAATGTACCCAAAAATGAAAGAAAATATTAAAATACCAGAACATGATGTTTATGGTAAAGGTATAAGAGTTCAGGACTTACCAGATAATATAAAACTAAATATGTGTTGTGCAGTCATTGGAGCACAACCATTTGCTAGAGATGATATTATCGCATACTCTTTAATTAAAGTAGGAAAAAATAAAATGAAAGTCCTATTTAACGAGGGGCGAGATGAAGATGTTGAAGTGATGGGTTTTGACGCAGTATATTATTATAAAAGACTTAAAGACGTGGTAATAAAGAGGGAAGTTGAAATAGGGGATGTATTTTTTCAAGAAATAAAAAGAATTGAGAATTCTGTTTTTATCACTTTCTATTCGGAAATTGAAAGTGATTTATTAGATAATGTTCTAGATTTTGCGCAAGAAATATCTGAGGAGATAATGGATAACTTAAGGTCATCATTAGGTTATAACATAAGATATATTGGAGGTGTAAAGAATGAAAAGGAACTTACTAAAGAGATAATTATTCCCTTACTTAGAAAACTAGGTTTTATTAATGTTCGATACAATCATGGTACTTATGAACATGGGAGAGATATTATATTTTCTAGAAAAACAGAATTTGATGATATGGAATATTATAGTGCACAAGTGAAATTTGGAGATGTTTCAGGTGATATTAGGTCACGACAAACAATTGAACTTCTTGAACAAATAAAACAAGCGTTTGAAATTAGTTTTAGAGATATATACGGGAAAACTATTGAAGGAATTTCAAAACTAATAGTTATAATATCGGGTAAATTTTCTAAACCAGCATTAGATCAGCTTAATGATGGATTAAAAAACAATGAAGCAATAAAGAATAATGTGATATTTATTGATAGACAAAAATTAGAGGGGTTAATAGAAAAGGTAGAGCATATTTAAAATGGAGAAAGAAGTTACATTAATTAAGTCCTTTTTTATATTATTTTTTGGAGGTGCATTTTGGAAAATGAAATAATTAAAATGGTTGCTAGCCAGGGAGTGTTTGCGATTTTTTTCGCTTACCTCCTTTTTTATGTGCTAAAAGAAAATTCGAAGAGGGAAGGGAAATACCAGGAGATTATATCAGATCTAACACAGAAATTTAATATCCTAGATGATGTTAAAAAAAGTGTAGACAAAATAGAAGAAAAATTAGAAAGGTAGGAGATTATATATGAAAATAGCAGTAAGAGGTGGACATAATTTTTTAGCAAAAGGTGCAAGTGGTTTAATTGATGAAACAACGGAGGATAGAAAGGTTAAAGATGCAGTAATTAAATATTTGAAGCAAGCAGGACATTCGGTTTTAGATGTCACACCAGGAAATATGGATTCTAGTTCAGATTTGGCGTATGGAGTTAACAAGGCTAATAATTGGCGTGCAGAACTATTTATATCTATACATTTTAACAACGCATATGATAGTTATAATGGTGCAATAGGTTCAGAAGTGTGTGTATACAATACTTTTGATATAGCACAAAGAGTTGTAAATAAATTAGGTGCATTAGGATTTAAAAATAGAGGACAAAAGGTTAGACAAGGTTTATATGAATTAAGAAAAACTGCATGTAAAGCAATTATATGTGAAGTTTGTTTCTGTGAAGCAACAGAGGATGTAACACTATATAAAAAATTAGGTGCTGATGTAATAGGCAAAGCTATAGCAGAAGGTTTAACTGGACAAACTGTTAATAGTACACCTTCTACACCAAAACCACAAGCTAAAGTAAAGAAAACTTGGGAAATTAATATTCAAGGACAAATAATTAAAGACTTACAGTATCAGTTAAACGTTCAATGCAACGCAAATTTAAAAGTAGATGGTTATTGTGGAGATAATACTGTAAATAAGTTAATAACCGTTCGTAAAGGAGCTAGGGGTAATATAACTAAGATAATACAAAAACTACTTATAAGAAAAGGATATTCGGTTGGTAGTTATGGAGCAGACAGTGTATTTGGAAATGGCACTTATAACGCTGTTTGTGCAATACAAAAGGCAAATGGATTAAGTGTAGATGGTGTGGTAGGTAAGAATACTTGGAAAGTTTTATTAAAGAAATAGGAGGGATGGATAATATGAGTATATTAAGTTTAATAGTATTAGCATTAATAGGAGAATCAGTTTGGGAAACATTAAAGATGTTATGGCAGCAAGGGAAGGTATCTGTAGATAGAATAGGGGCACTTATAGTTGGCTTGTTACTTTCTTTAGGTACAGGCATAGATATTATGTCTATGGTGGGCATTCCAATGAAATACAGTATACTAGGTGTTATTTTAACTGGTATATTAATAAGTCGTGGAGCAAACTTCATGCACGATATATTAGCAAGTATAAATAATATACAAACTAATTCTAAATTAAATGCTCCAAAAGAAATAGATCCAGTAAGTATAACAGAATTTAGAGATTAACTTTTAGGCAGCAAGCGGGGAAAACTCTGTTTGCTACCTTTTTTATTTTTTGCCTTGTTGATAACATGTTAATAACATACCATCAATGGGGTATTTTTATATACCATGGATATACCACCATAGGGGTATAAAACTATATACTGGTAAGCTATATACTAGTAACCATATACGTATAATAAGACTATATTTAATAAGACTTATATAATAAGAGATATATAAAATACTATAGTATAAACAACTAAGTATTATATACCTAAAGGTATACTATAAAATAATCGTTGGCGGTTGTTTTGTCAAGTATAAATTTAAATAAAAAGGTAACTATAATTAAATTTAGTTACCTTTTTCCATATTCTTTTAATAACAATTCTAAAGCTTTATCAAATAATTTTGAGATTGGAATAGAAGTTTCAGCTGACAACTCTTTAAATTCTTTTAATAGCTCTTTATCAAATGTACTTGAATAACGTTCTCTATTAACTAAAGTATCTTTTTTATTTTCCATAAAAACCTCCTAGATTTGATTATATCTATATTATACCATATAAATTAATTAATTATAAGCAATATTAATTAACTTTTTTCAAAAAAATAGTTGATTAATGTTAATCAATGTTGTATACTAAAATAAATTAATCAATATTAATTAACATTAATCAATAAGGAGGTCAACTATGAGTAACGGATTTACTAAAATAGACAATTCTATATTAGAAGACCAAAGCATATCTTTTGATGCAAAAGGCATTTATGCAATTCTATCAAGATATATTTCAATTCCAGGATTTAAAATAAACAAATCTCATATAAAATCTGTTACTGGATTAGGGCTTATTAGGTTTAATAGAGCATGGAAAGAACTTAAAGAAAAAGGCTTATTAATACAGACTAAAACAAGTGTTAATGGTAGATTTGAATATACTTATAGCCTGGGTAAAGAAAAATCTACTGCTCCAGTAGAAGAAAAACTTAATAAAAAACCAGTGGACAGTGATGGTAATGCTCCAATAGAGGGACAAATTTATATTGATGAAGTTATAGAACCAGTAGATAAAGATGTAGATATAGTAACTAAAGAAACTGGATTTAATAAAGGAAATGCTATGGAGCTATTAAGGGCTGCTAGTAATAATATTTTAAAAATAATACAAGCTTATAAATATGCTTTGCAGCAGAGCAATGTTAAAAATCTTTTCAAATATACATTATGGTGTATAAAAAACAATGTATGCCATAAAGAAAATAAGGTGAAGACAAGTACATTTAATGATTATGCACAACGGAAATATGATTATGACAAACTTGAAAAGGCATTACTCTACGGAGAAGAATATGAGTTGCCAGTATAGGAGGGTGATTTAAATGAATATTGAACTTATAATAAAGATTTTAAAAAAATCAGTAGAGTCAAGCGAAAGGGATTACAATAGGAATTTAGAGTTATTCGGTGAAGAAAGTGAATTAACTAGTTACCATAAAGGGCAATTAGAGGCGTATAAATTACTACTAGAATTTATTGAAGTTAATAATAAAATAGATGGGGGTATGTAAGAATGAGTAATTCTTATGATGTTACAGAAGTATACGAGATTGTAGAGTTTTTTAAAACTTTAAATAAGAATGACCATAGAAGATTTGAGAGTAGAAAAAATATAAGTTTAGAGTTGAATAAAATAGAATGTACTGAAAAAGAAAATTATACGAAAGAAGATATCTTGAAGATATTAAGAAATATTCTATAAATATAAAAACTGGAGGTAATTAAAATGAGTAAAATAACAGTTGTAGATTTAGGAAATTACTACATTAAATATATAGGTGAAAACAAAGGTAGTTTTAGCTCAAAATACACTACAGATTATCAAAGTTATCAAGAAAGTTTTCAAAGGGTGGAGATAGATGGATTTATAACATACTTAACTATAGGAGAATTTTCAAAGGAGTATGATAAAACTAATAAGGAGAATTTCATTCCTCAACTAATGTATGCTATATGCAAGGCTAACAAAGAAGATGTTATAAAAACTAATTTATGTCTAATGTTGCCTATAATGCAGATGGCCAATAAAAACAAGCTATTGGATATAATAAATAAACATAAGAATACTAAATTAAAGTTTAATGGCCAGGATAAGAATATTAATATAGAAGATGCTTTAATTTTACCTGAAGGTTATAGTTCTTATTTTAGTTTAACAAAAGAACAGAGGCAGGGCGACATATGTTTAATAGATTGTGGAAGTAGAACAATAAATTTAAGCGTTTTTGAAAATGGAAAAGTAGTAAAATTGCAAACCGTTAAGCTTGGATCATATGACTTCTATACTAAAATTAAAAATATAGAGAATAAAGATTACAGTGAGGAAGATATTCAAAGGCTTATAAATAATAAAATAATTACAGTAAATCCAAAAGAGTATAATTTATTTTTAAATAATATACTAAATGCTATAAAGCCATATGTTAACCTATCAACTTACAAAGTATATTGGACTGGTGGTACAAGCTTAATGTTAAAAGACTATATAAAACAATTGAAACTGCCAAGTAATACTATATTAGAAAATGCAAGTACCAGTAATGCAGATGGGGCGCTTGAAGCAACTAAGAAGGTGTGGAATAATAATGGCAATAAGTAAGAATAGCAGAAGGGTACAATTCACACTTAATAACTCCAAAGATAAAGAAAAACAGATAATACAATTCCTTGATGGCTGCTTAAATCCTAATGCAGCCATCAAGGAGATTATTTTTAGCTATATAGTGAGTAACTGTGATACACCATTACTCAAAGTTACTCAATCAGAAGTAACTCAAGGTGATACAAAGTCACCACAAGTGAGTAACATTGACAATAATATAGTGAGTGATAGTGATGATAAGTTAGTAGAAGTGAGTAACTGCGAGGAGAAGTCACTAGAAGTGAGTGAACTTGAAAAAAATGAAATGGATGAATTAAGTAAGTTTTTATAGAGTAGATAAAATTACCCTGTTTTTCATATGTTTACAAATTGTACAAGCTATTGTATAATTTAATGGTAGAATTACATATTAGGAGGTAAATGTTATGAAAAAAGTTGTAGGAATTATCAGTATTGTTCTTTTCTTCATAGTTACATTTCAGTCATGTGCAGCGGGATTAGGAAATGCCATGTCAAATTCAAAAGAGGTGAGTGGTTCAGCTGGACTTATTTTAAGCATATGTATGCTTATAGGTGGAATAGTTGTATTAGTATCTAAGAAACACAAAGGAATGGTCATTACTTCTATAGTATTTTATGTATTAGGCGGAGTAATAGGATTTGCTAATGCAGGTACATTTTCAGATTTAAAAATTTGGTCAACATTAAATTTAATATTTGCTGCTCTATTGATTTTTCATTTAGTTAAAAATAAAGAATTATATTTAAAAGAAGCTGAATAGGAAGTAAAGAAGCTCTAGTTTACCTAGAGCTTTTTCCGTACTAAAATCGTACTAATATTTTTTAATAACCTATAAAATACAATATAATATGTATAATTAATATAATGAAAGTAAGGAATATCAACGTTTGATAAACCTTACTTAAATAATGTGATTGAGTGGGAATAGAAATCAAAATTTATATAAGCCTTATATATAAATGTGTTTGATAATTATAAATTTAAAAACGTACTGAAAACGTACTAATATAAATCGTTAAGCTTATTTGCAACAACATCACCTTTATTGGGATATAAATGAGAGTAAGTGTCAAGAGTAGTTTGTACTTTCTCATGTCCTAGTCTTTCAGAAATTAGAAGTGGAGTAAAACCAAGTTCGATTAAAAGAGAAGCATGTGAGTGCCTTAAATCATGTATTCGGATTTGTTTTACCCCACTTTTTTTACATACTCTTTGCATTTCATGTTTTAGAAAAAATTTTGTAAAGTTGAAAATCCTATCAGTTTCCTTATAATCATATAATTTATCTTTATATTCTTTTATATCTTCACATAAAGAATCAGATATAGCAATTACTCTTTTACTCTTAGGAGTTTTAGGTTCATTTATTATATCTTCACCATTAAGTCTTGTATAAGTTTTATTAATACTTAACGTTTTATTAACTAAATCAATATCTTTGAATGTGAGAGCCATTAATTCTCCACTTCTTATCCCGGTCCAAAATAATACTTTAAAGGCTAATGCTGATATAGGTTTATTATTAAATTCTATAAATTTTTTAAATTCATCAACTGTCCAAAATTGCATACTTTCAGCATTCTTTTTTCCCATAGAACCAGCTTTTAGTGCTGGACTAGAACTTAAATTGTAATATTTAATTGCAAAATTAAATATAGCACTTATTTGATTATTTATAAGTCTTAAATACGTTGATGAATATCCTTCTTTAATAAGCTTGTTTTGCCACTTCCTAATGTGATTTGGTGTAATATCATTAACATTCATTTTTTCAAAATAAGGTAGTATTTTTAAATTAATAATATATTTTTTATTTTCTAATGTAGTAATTCTAACTCTTGTGGAAGCATCTTCTAAATATAATTCCACAAGAGATTTAAAACTTATACCACAATCATTTTGTTGCTTTGACAAAAATTCTCTTTCAAATTTTTTAGCTTCACTTTCTTTTTTAAATCCCTCCTTCTTTTTTCTTTTTTTGGCACCAGTCCAGTCGGTGTAGTAAAAACTGCAATAATAGGTACCCCTTTTTTTGTCCTTATAAGTAGGCATAAAAACTCTCCTTTCAAGTGTTTGTTTTTATAATATTTATAAAATAGACAGCTATATTATAAGATTAATATAACTGTCTAAAACTTTTTAACAACAATAAGTGATGGCTCAAAGTACACTAGATATTCATCTATTTCCATGTAGATACCATATTTTTGTTTATAATGCTGTATAGCTTTTTCTAAAAATTCTTCTGTAATATTTAGGTGTTCAGCCATTTCATGTTTGGTTCTAATACCTAAATTAAATGCATTAATTATATCTATAATTCCTACAAGCTTTTCATATCCCCAATTTCTAGCTGTAAGCTCCTGTTTTCTATTTTTAATTTTAGTTTGGTCAGTAATATCACCTACAGTTAAATAATAGTGACCAAGCTCTTCTGCTAATATACAACATTTTTCTTTATCTGTTTTTAAATTTTTATTAATAGCTATTCTATTAGTTCTGCATAAACCATCTTTGGATCTTAATTCAATTTCTTTAACTTTTATGTCATTCTCATATGCTTCTTGAAGCAAAGTATCATATTTCATAAAATCACCATGCATTAATCCCAAAACTTATCATTTTTCATAATATCTAAATCATGCTGCATATCTTCATCCGGAAAAATACCATCTTTATCATGTGCTGCCAATGGAGTCAGATAATCTTCTTTAGTTGCAGATATTTCATTTTTGTTTCTAGATATCCAATTAGGCAATGCATCAACCCAATCAGTCAGAGATTTTATTTTTTGCTCTAATTCTTGTTTGAAAAATAATTCCATAATTTTTTCATCTGATAATCTGTCCTTGTAGATAGTTTTATAATCTCCTTTTGAATTTTTCCAATGAATTGTTGCATATACATAGGACTCTATCAAATCTTTATACCTAAGCAATAAATCACTAAAATGTTCCCTTAATATGATAGTGTCATTTTCGCTTAAAAGTTATCTTCACTCCACTTCATTACACCTTGAAAATATATATTTGATAGATAAGTTACTTGTTCATATTCTGCACTATGCATTTCCTTAATATTGACTTCTCCTATAATCCACATTGGATTTACTTGAAGAGCTTTGGCAATAGATTCAATTACTGGTATTTTAATATCCTTTATATTCCCAGTCTCGTATCTTTGAATAGTAGATTTATGAACTTTAACTTTATCGGCTATATATTGAATAGTTAGACCTAATTCCTCTCTTCTTTCTTTAATTCTTTTACCTATTTCAATATTGTTTATCATTTTTAATCACCTCTGTAAAAAATAATAACACAATTATTTGCGTTATGCAACTTATAAAAAGGAATTGTATAAAAAAAGTTGTATAATGCTATTGACATTAAAATAAATTTAATGTATATTAGGTATTATAAAGTTGCATAACGCGACAAAATATACGTATAAGGAGGTAGAAACATGGTAAATACATTAAAATTAAAAGCAAGAATAATGGAGCTTGGATTAAACTCAAAAAGATATAGCAGAAAAATTAAATCTTGCAGCGCCAACCGTTAGTCAAAAGATTAATAACATTAGAGCCATGAGCTTAGAAGAAGCATTCACATTATCTAAAATATAAAAATTGACATCTCAGAATTCGACAAATATTTTTTTTGTAATGGTGTTGCATAATGCAACAAAGTTATTTGAAATGAAGGTGAATTTATGAATAAAATAACAATGTTTGAAGGTCAGGAGGTAAAAGTAAAAACTGACAAAGGAGTAACACTTATTAATTTAGTGTGTACCGCTAAAAGTTGTGGGCTTATTGGAGTTTCCACCAAGGTTGGTGGAAAGTATGAATTTGTAAGATGGGACAGAATTAAAGAGAAACTTAAACTTATTGGTAAAAATTGTGTGGACAAACCTTCGTCCAAGGAAATTTATTACATCTTAGATGAGATTGAAAACACAGATGATAGGAACACAATTTATATGAGTAGCTGGTTAAGTAAAAGATTAGCCTTAGAATGTCATAGCGATAAAGCAATGAGGTATAAGAACTTTTTAGTGACATTAGATGAAGCTAGAGAGAATGGACAACTACGAATGAATAATGGAGTACTGCAAGTTTTATCTACATCGCTACCAACATTAAATCAAATACTAACAAATTTAGTACCAGCAATGAATAACATAGAAAATCAAGTTAATAGCATGAGTAAGTTAATGTATGACCAATCAGTTATTTACGACCAAGATAGAGAAGATTTAAAGTCATTAATAGGCTTTAGGGCAGTTAATACTAAAAGACTTTCTGACAAGCTTAAAGAGGAACTAAGCGAAAAATTAGGCATTACGGTGACTGCAAATACTAATGCTTATAGAAAAGCCAAAGGTAAAATTTTTAAAGAGTTTGGAGTTGTTAAGTGGGAAGACATACCCGCAAGTAAATACAATGCGGTACATGCTTTTATTGAGGAAGTTGTAGAGGAAATAATATAGGTGATGAAAATGAGTAGTTTTTATAGAGTTGATGACGTGAGAGAAATTTTAGGTATCTCTGAATCTAAAGCTTATAAGATTATACAACAGTTAAATAAGGAGTTAAAAGAAAAAGGATATATAACAATAGCAGGGAGAGTTCCAATTAAGTATTTTAAAGAGAAATATTACTGTTAACTTAAATTAAAGTTTGCTTATTAGGAAATAAGTATAAAAGTTCATGGATTACCAATACTAACCTATAATAAAAACTAGGAGGTATTGAAAGTATGAAAAAGAACAAGCAAAAATAACTGTAAGGATAACCAATAAGAGTGGCAGAGATATAAGTAAGGTTTACACAGAAGTAAATTGCTAGGTTGTACATGGAAGGAAAGTTAAAAATATAGGAGGGATAATTTGAAGCATCCAAAGAGATTGACCCTTAAAGAAAAACAATTGTTATATGGACAAGGATATGATCCTAACAACTATTTAAGAATAAAAAGTTTAGCAGATAAAATCCAGGTTATAAATATTGAAACTGAACAAATAATAGAAGTTTGGAGGTAGCCATGGAAGAGTTAAGAGAAAAGCTTTATGTATCTGTAGAGAAGTATAGAGATTTAACAAATGAAAAGGTTCTGCAGGTAAGCCAAGAGTTGGACAAGCTGATAGTAGAGGAGATGAAAGACAGTGTCAAAATGCTTTAGAAGAGGTCTTAAATATGTATTTAGTGAAAAGAAATTTAAAAAGGATATGGGGTTTAAAAGTGATTTTTTAAAATATTGCAATGGTCAGATGGAGACATAAAAGACATAAAGAAATTTAGGCAAGAAGGACTTAATTGCAGCGAGATAGCAGAAATATATTTTACAAAGAAACAAGCTATTTATGCAGCTTTAAGAAAAAAATAAAAAGAGCTGCCGAAGCAGCCAAATAAAAAATTAAGAAAAAATTCGTTAACTAAATTTTAAATGAGATTGGAGGATTTGTAAAGATGGATAAAAAGACAATTGAATATATGGAACGTAGGGTTAAAAGATATAGGGAGTTAGAGGGTGAGGTTAGAGAAGCTCAAAAGCTAACTGAAAAATTAGAGGGAGTTAAGGATGATAGGTCTTTAATAATTTACATTGATGGTAAA